AGGCCGCAAGATGAAAGGCATTGGCTCGCAGGGCCAGATGAGCACCATTGAGCTGATGCGTCCGGTCATGAGCGAGGACGGCGAGGTCGAGCACGAAAACGACCTGAGCGAAGCCGAGTTCGACCTGGCCGCCGAGGTTGGCCCGAGCAGCAGCAGCAAGCGTGCCGCGACGGTGCGCTCGCTCACGGCAATGATGGCTGTCACGCAAGACCCGGACGCCCTGCGCGTGCTCCAGGCTGCTGCACTGATGAACATGGAAGGCGAGGGCCTGACCGAGATCAGCGATCACTTCCGCAGGCAGTTGGTGCAGATGGGCGTGATCAAGCCGACCGATGAGGAGGCCGCGCAGATGGCGCAGGCTGGCGCGAATCCTGACCCGAATGCCATATTCCTGCAGGCAGCAGCAGAGGAGGCCCAGGCCAAGGCCGCGAAGGCTCGCGCCGATGTGGTGGCGACCGTGGCCGATGCCGAGCTGACCCAGGCCAAGACCATGGAGACGTTGGCCAAGGTCGGCGGCGAGGTTGAAGGCGCGATGATGCAGCCGCAGCCGGCGCCCGCGCCCGAGCCCGCAGCGCCGCAGATGGATCCGTTCGAGGCGGCCAAGCGCGAGCTGGAGCTTGAGAACATGCGGATGGACAACGCCGCGAAGTTTGCTGCCCTGGCCAAGGCGCTCAAGCAGCAGCAGGCCGATGAAGAATCCGGCAGCGAAGAAGAATCAAGCGCCGATGAGTCCGATGATAAAGTCAGCGAAATCCTGGACGAACTGAAGTCCATGGTTGAATCGTTGGCCAGGCAGGTCGCGGACATGAGGCCGCCGCAGCCGATCATCGTGTCTACGGGCGGCGGCGGGAAGAAGATCCAGATCACCAAGACCTCTACCGGGTTCTCCGGCGAGGTTGTCAACGAAGACTGAAAGGGCCTGAACCATGTCCATGACCAACGCTGCCGAGGCGGCACTCCTTGACCTCTTGTTTCTCAACGTCGATTGGGCGAACATCGGCGACGCTGCGGGTTTGCAGAACTCTGCCACGGCAGGCTCGTTCTTCATCTCGCTGCACAGCGCAGACCCCGGCGAGGCCGGCACGCAGAGCACCAGCGAGATCAGCTACACCGGCTACGCCCGCGTGGCTGTGAACCGCACGGCAGGCGGCTGGACGCGAACGGTCAGCACCATCGCCAACACCGCGCTGGTGCAGTTCGGTCAATGTACGGCGGGCACTGCCACGGCCACGCACTTCGGCATCGGCACAGACAGCACCGGCACCGGCAACCTGCTGCTGAAGGGTGCGCTCAACGCCAGCCTGTCCATCTCCAACGGCATCCAGCCGCAGTTCGCGGCCGGTGCCATGACCGCCACGGTGGACTGATGTGGTGTACCGCTGCGCCCACTGTCGTGAGCTGCTGACGCTGACAGACAACGAGCTGTCGGCCTGCTCAGAGCACGCCGACGGGGGCGTGGAATGGTCGCCTGACGAGGTGGAGTGGATACCGCTGGAGAACCCTGATGCCGTTTAGGTCCGTTGCCGAGGTGGCTGCTGCCGTCGAGCAAGGGCGGCATCACATCCAGCATTTCATCCGCACCAGCATCAACGGCGGCTTCGGCATCAATCCGTTTTCGGATGCCAGCGTCGGCACCGGCCTTCCGTCCTACAACGCCTACCTGGGCGCGGCGCTGGAGGCTACGCAACTCATCGGCCAGCGAAACAACAGCATCTATGTCGGCCCTGCGGGCGTGTCTGAGCGGTATCTGCTCAGCATGTCGATGACGCATGCTGGCACGGCTGGCTTTCTGGCGTCGATGTACTTCCTCGACTACCTGCTGTTCTACAGCTACATCGACTTGGACAGCACCGACCAGCAAGACTTGACCAACGACGTCACCTTGCCGCGATACACAGACGGCGAGCGTGTGCGGATGATGATGCTCATGCAGACGCCTGGCGCTGGCACAGCTACAAACATCACCATCAACTACACCAACCAAGCCGGCGTTGCCAAGACCATTACGACAGCGTACAGAAGCTCGGGGGGAATTGGTGTCGTTGGGCCGAACATGGTCAGCACCTCCGGGGGCTCTGCAGGGCCGTTCTTTCCGCTGGCCGATGGTGACCGAGGCGTGCGGTCTGTGCAGTCCGTCCAGCTTGCGGCCGGCGTGGGCGGCTTCGCTGCGATGGTGCTGGTCAAGCCGCTGTTCACGATGTCGGCCAACGAGTTTCCATCCACGGTGGAAAAGAACTTTCTCCGCGAGCAGGCCGCGCTGCCGCGCATCCTCGACGGCGCGTTCCTCAACTACATCTTCAACTTGTCCACCAACACAAGCGCCGTGGTGCCGCTGGTTGGGCAGGCGCAATTCATCTGGACACCGTAAGGACTCACCATGCCATTCAGTTCAATGGACGATCTCGTCAACGAGATCACAAGCGGCAAGTTCAACCGCGCCGACTGGAACAAACTCACGGGCGCTGCAGCCTACACGGCGGGACGGTGGTATGACTTCAGCGGTTTGGCCGGAACGCCTGTCGCCAACGCCTTTGCGGGCACTGCGCTGGCTTGGCGCACCTGCGACGAAACCACCGGCAACGGCACGCAGATCTTCGGCCTGCCGCACGGCGGGAATGTCAGCCCAGACACCAAGCACGTCCTGAACGTGTCAGCCATCACCTCCGTTGCCACGGGCGTTCCGGCGCAACTGATGTTGGTGGACTTGCAGGGCTACTGGCCCGGCATCAGCAACAACAGCGCGGTGGCTCAAACCCTCACCGGCACGCCCAGCCTGCGCTACGCCAACGGGGCCGGGTGCCGGCTGTTCTGGGTGCAGACCGCCGCAGCGGGCGCCACGGCCCAGAACATCGCGCTCAGCTACAGCAACACGGTGCCGACTTCGGGCCGCAGCCTGCCGGTGACGGTTTCCATGACGGCTTCCGGCATCGTGGGGCACATCAGCCACAGCGGCACGGCGGCCAACAACTACGGGCCGTTCCTGCCCCTGGCCTCGGGCGACACGGGCGTGTCCAACGTGGCGTCTGTCACCTTCAGCGCGGCCAACACCGGCACCGGTGCGCTGTGCCTTGCCCGCCCGCTGCTGACGCTGCCGCTGACCACCGTGTCCGTCGCTGCCGAGCGGGATCTGCTAAACCAACTGCCGAGCCTTCCTCGGGTGATGGACGGCGCCTGCCTCACGTGGCTCTACTTCGCGGGTGCGGCCACGGGCGCGACGACGAACTTCTACGGCGGCGTCGAGTTCGGCTGGGGCTGATCGGGCTCATGGCTCTCAAGCAGAACACCACGCTCCTGGCGCAGCTTCCGTTGCGCCAGATTGGCGGCTCGCCTGGGACGTTCCGATCCATGTGGAGGCGTGGTGACCGGATGAACCAGTCCGTGGGCCAGGGCATCCCGTCCAAGCTGGCGGGCATCCCCAGCGGGCACTTGGCTCCATCGTCGTGGGTGCTGCCGTACAAACCGGGGGCGATGTCGTCATTCACCAATCTGGTGGTGACGGTCACGCCGGGTACGCTGAACCTCGCGGCGGGCGTCAACATCAGCGGCGACTCGACGGTCACGATCACCGTCAACCCGGCCGATGGGCAACTCATTGTCTCGGCGTCAGGTTCAACGTCCATCACGTTCGACCTTGCGGGCAACTTGGCCGGTGCCCTGTCCGCATCTGGCAGTACGTCCTTCTCGTTTACGGTTGACAACGCCACGCTCGGCGCCATCGTTGATGCCATCGGCGCCGCTCTGGTGCAGTTCTCAAACAGCGCCACGGTCAGGGCCACGGGCAACCTGTCGGGCGACATCACGCCCTTCACAGAACTCAGTCCGCAGAGCCTGTCCGCAGCGGTGTGGGAAGCCCTGGCCAGCGCCTACAACACCCCCGGCTCCATGGGCGAGCTGCTGAACAGCGCAGGCGGCGGTGCCAGTCCGGCCACGATTGCCGCTGAGGTGTGGTCTACACCGCTTGAGACGCTGACGGCCGAGGAGATCATGCGCGTGCTTCTGGCGGCGCTGGCCGGCGCTCGATCTGGGCTCGGCTCTGGAACCGAGGAATACCTG